GGTCGGTTCACGGCGCAGAAAGCGATCACAGGAGGATAGCGATGCAGTCCGACATCAAGCTGAAGACCCCGCCGATCCCGACCACCAACCCGACGACGAACAACATCGTCTTCGACGAGGGCGGGGACCTGGGCGTACACAAGTGGGTGCCCGGCGCGATGATCGACGACCGGCGCGTGCGCCTTACGGCCTTCATCGACCAGGCCGCGACGGTGATCCACGAGGTCTATCTGCCGCTGGCGGACGGGACGTATTCGGCGACCGCGCGCGCGGTCAACGGCGCCGGCGACACCATCACCGCCAGCACGCTGTTCAAGAAGGACTATCTCCTCGAGCCCGGGCGCAACGTCATCCGCATCTCGACGACCACGCTGCCGACGGTCTGGGAGATCGGCGCGCGCGCGATCCCCGATCGGGTCTTCACCGCCACGACCTGATGGCGTACTCGAAGCAGTCCCGGCGCCGCTTCGTCCAGAAAGCGTTCTGGGTCCGGAAGGATCTGTCGAAGCGGCTCGGGAAGATCGTGAAGCTGCGCCGGCGCAAGGAGAAGAACTTCTGCGAGCGTGTCGCCTTCGGCCTGGCGTTGCGCGACTTCATCGCGCGAGAGGAGGTCGAACTTGGAATTGCTGAGCAGGCGGCCGCGGGCAACGTCCCGGCCGGCGCCGCATCAGGCTCCGGTCACCGCTGAGCCGATCAAGTTCGACCAGGCGGTCCGCCAGTTCCGCAAGCTGGCGCCGATCGCGCCGGACGATTACGCGCAGCTGGACGAGACCGCGCGCGACTACGCCTTCACGGTCAGCGGCGTCGCCCAGGCCGACATGGTCGAGCAGGTCTGGGGCGCGCTCGATTCAGCGATCGAGGACGGCGAGGGCTTCGATGATTTCCAGGACCGGATCGCCGACGAGCTCTACGACGCCTGGGGCGGCGAGGATCCTGCGCGCCTCGAGACGCTGTTCAGAACCAACGTCAACCAGGCCTACAACGACGGCCGCGAGGAGATGTTCTCGAAGGATGCCGTCGCCGAGGCGCGGCCCTACTGGCGCTACGAGCTGGTCGACGACGACGCGCTCTGCGATCAGTGCGGCGAATGCGAGGACGTCTGCCTGCCCGCGGACGATCCCTGGTGGGACGATCACCGGCCGATCCTGCACCCTAACTGCCGCTGCAGCTTCACGGCGATGACGAAGCAGGAGGCGATCGACGAGGGCCTGATCGACGACGACGGCGAGGGGGAAGGCGACGACGCTGACCCCGATGTGGCCCACGGTTTTGGCGGCGAAAGGGACGACGAATACAGCCCGGACCTGGACAAGTACGCCGACGAGATCGGCGGAATCCTGGGCGACGTTCTAGATCGTTGAAACAGGGGGGGATTGTGCCGGCACGGCCCATGCCGGCACAATCGGTTGCGTGAAGCGGAAGAAGGCCACCGACATCCGGGCGCTGGTAGCCCTGGAGCTGGCCGCGGACGGGGCGCCCCCGACGGAGTTCCGGATCTTCTCGTACGGGCAGAACCCCTCGGACAAGGGGACGTTCATCTTCGACGAGAAGGCGGCCAAGCTGGTCATGGCGGCCTTCTCGAAGAAGGGCATGGCGCTCACGATGGACTACGAGCACCAGGCCCTGAACGCGCCGGACAACGGCGCGCCGGCGCCGAACAGCTGCTACAGCTGGACGCCGGAGGTCCGGAAGAACGACGCCGGCAAGCCGGAGCTCTGGGCCACGAACGCGAAGTGGACCGAGAAGGCGGCCGCGCATATCAAGGCGCGCGAGTACTTGTACTTCTCGCCGGCCTTCGAGACCGAGCCGGACACGATGCGCGTCGCCCGCATCCTGAACATGGCCCTGACGAACATCCCGGCGCTCGACAAACAGGAGCCGCTCGTAGCGGCGAGTCAAGGAGACGGACCCATGAAGAAGATGCTCTGCATTGCGTGCTCGACTGCCCTGCGCGCGCCCAGCGACGACAGCGACGGCGACGAGGTCGCTTGCTCCACCTGCCTGTCGGCCGCGAAGGCGGCGTCGAAGATGACGGCGCTGACGGCGGTGGTAGGGCTGAAGGCGGGCGCTGACGCCGACGCGATCACGAGCGAGGTCCGGTCGCTGTCGAGCTTCCGCGCTGGCGTGATCGCCACGCTGGGCGTCGACTCGTTCGACAAGGCCATGGGCGAGATCGTCGCGCTGAAGGCGCGCGCCGCCCAGGTCGAGGTCCTGACGAAGCAGATCGAGGACGACAAGGTGAAGGCGCTGTCCGCGGAGCTGGACGGCATCCTCGAGGCGGCCGGCAAGACGGGGAAGATCCCGCCCGCCGAGCTGCAGAAGACCGTGCAGCCGATCCTCGCGCTGTCGGGCGGCAAGCCGACGAAGGAGAACATCGCCGTGATCAAGGACGTCGTGAGCAAGCTGGTTCCGGTCATCACCACGCAGGACGACGGCGGCAAGAAGCCGAACGCCGAGGGCGCCGGCGGCGCCTACGCGCTGACGTCGGCCGACCTGGAGATCGCGAAGCTGACCGGCGTCGCGCCGAACGACATCGTCGAGCACCAGAAGAAGGTCGGCGCCGGGAGCTACAAGGGCATGGAGAAGCCCTTGAAGTTCATCATCCAGACCTGATCGGCGGCGCGAGGAAGATCCGAGACCACCACCAACCCAGCCGGCGGGCAGCCGGTTCTGACGAAGCGAGGACAAAATGAGCGCGCTCACCAAGGGCCGAAACACGAAGGAGATGGGCGTCGTCAAGGCCGTCCTCGACGACCTCGATCTGCCCCAGGCCGTGACGAAGAAGGTCTACCAGGGCGCGCTGGTCGTCCTGAACTCGTCGGGCTTCGCGGAGCCCGGCACGCAGGCGACCGGCAAGATCGCCGCCGGCGTGGCCATGCTGAACCCGAACACGGACGTGTCGGATTCGACGGGCCTCGCGGACGGCACGCTCCGGATTCGCGTCCGCCAGGGCGCGTTCTGGTTCGCCAACAGCACGTCGACCGACCTGATCGCCCAGGCCGACGTTGGGAAGTACTGCTGGATCGTCGACGACCAGACGGTCGCGAAGACCAGCGCCAGCTCCGCTCGCAGCAAGGCGGGGATCATCCTGGACGTCTCGACCCTGGGCGTCCTCGTCGCGATCGGCCTGCAGCTCAACCCCGCCGTCACCGCGGCCGCCACGTAGTCCCCGTTCGAAAGCCCACCCACCACCAGCTCGCTGAAGACGCCGCCAGGAGCGGCAAAAGGAAAGACGGAGAAAAATGGAACTCACCAACGCACAGCTCCAGGCGTTCTTCACGCAGCTCGACCTGAGCCAGCAGCGGGGCTACCAGAAGGTTCAGTCCTACTGGCAGAAGTACTCGCAGCTGTCGACGTCTGGCAGCGAGCGGAAGACCTACGCGTGGCTCGCGCAGCTGCCGTCGATGAAGAAGTGGATCGGCGAGAAGCAGCTGAACAACATCGCGGCGCGCAGCTTCGAGGTCGTGAACGACGACTTCGAGGAGACGTTCGCCATCGACCGCAACAAGATGGAGGACGACCAGTTCGGCCTCTACACGCAGGCGGCCGAGCTGCAGGGGCAGGCGATCGCGCGCTGGCCGGACGAGCAGATGACGGCGAAGCTCATCTCGGGCACGACCGCCACCTGCTACGACGGGCAGTTCTTCTTCGACACCGACCACCCGGTCGACCTGGACGACAGCAGCCAGGGCACCTACGCGAACCTGCTCACCACGCGGCCGCTCAGCCTGACCAACTTCGCGTACGCGAAGCAGCAGATGCGGTCGTTCAAGGGCGAGTCGGGCAAGCCGCTGCAGGTGAAGCCGACGGTGCTGATGGTCGGGCCCGACAACGAGCTCGAGGGCCTTCGCATCGTGAAGGCTTCGACCATCAACCAGGTGACCGGCGACGCGACCGGCACGCTCAACGTCGCTGCCTCGGCGCCCGAGAACGTCTACAAGGGCGAGGTGGAGCTGGTCGTCAACGAGTATCTGGTCGACGACACCGCCGGCGCCTGGTACCTGTTCTCGACCGACCGCATCGAGCCGCTCATCTGGCAGGTCCGCAAGCCGCCGACCCGCGTGCCCATCGTGGACCCGACCAACCCGCTGGTCTGGAACAACCGCACCTTCGCCTATTCGGTGGAGTCGCGCGCCGGCGCGGGCTTCGGCCTGCCGTTCCTGGCCATCAAGTGCACGCCCTAACGGGCCTGGAGATCTGACAGCCGTCTAACCAGCAGCAGCCCGCGAAGCGGGCACCGGAGAGAAGATGCGGATCACAGTTCAGGCCCACCACCCGTCGCACTCGAACCTGGTTCGAGCGGGACGGTTCTGGCCGACGGGCGAGCCGAAGGAGGTCGAGGTCATCGACAGCGAGGCCGATCCGCCCGAGATCGTCACCAGGGTCAAGAACCACACGACCCAGCTGATGCAGGACGTGAAGCGTCCGGACCCCGACCGCATCGGGCGCCGGACGCTGAAGATCCTGGAGGACGACAAGCGCCTGTCCGTGAAGCAGCTGGACGGGCTGACGTCGCGCGCGGCCGACGCCGCGGTCGGCGCCGCCCGCCAGGAGGTCTCGCGGCTCTCCCAGGAGCTGCTCGACATGAAGGCGAAGCTCGCGAAGGCCGAGGAGGAGCGCAACGAGGCGCTCAAGGCGCGCGACGTCGCGCAAGAGGAGCTGGCCAAGCTGGCGGCCGAGGTTCAGAAGCAGGCCGAGGGCGAGAAGTCCGAGGGCGAGGGCAAGGACGGCAAGGGAAAGGGAGCCGGCAAGACCAGCCGCTGACCCATGGGCACGCGCTATGCCGAGATCGCGGACGCGAGACGGCTCGGCCTCGGGGCGCGGGCGTTCACGGACGAAGACCAGAAGGCGCTGACGGCGAACCTCGATGCCGCCAGCGCCGAGGCCGACAGCTACCTGGGCAACCAGTACACGCTGCCGATCACGACGTGGGGCGAGGACCTGCGCGCGGCGGTCTCGAAGATCGCCGTCTATGAGTTCCTGTCGGTGCGCGGCCTGTCCCCGGAGCCCGGATCGCCAGACGGCAATGTGAAGGCGCGCGCCGACCAGGCGCGGACCTGGCTGCGCGACGTCGGCCGCGGCCTGGCCACCCCGAGCGGCATCCAGGACAGCACGCCCAACACGCCGGGCGTGCCGGGCTTCCAGCCGGCGATCGAGACGTCCAGCCAGCGCGGCTGGTCCGTGCGAGGAACGACCCGGGGCGCCGGGCCGTTCGTGGGGGACTAACGTGCCCGCGCGCGGACAAGGATTCACGCCGCTGCGGCAGCGGCTGCAGAAGCTGCAGCACATGGATGGTCTGCCCGACGTCCTGGGCGTCGCCGCGGTGAAGCTGGTGGCCGACTGCTTTCGTGAGGAGCGCGATCCGTACGGCAAGGCCTGGCGGCCGCTGTCCTACCGCCGCGGCCGCATCCTGCGGAAGACCAGCCGCATGTTCAACAGCACGGCCTACAGCGCCAGCCCGCGGCGCGTGCGGGTCTCGATCACCGCCTGGTATTCGATCATCCACCAGGAGGGCGCGCGCGTGCGCCGCCCGAAGAATCCCGCGCGCGGGCGCGCGACGCAGCAGCAGCGCGTGGGCGAGATCCCCAAGCGCGCCATGGTGCCCGACGATCGCGGCATGCCGGCCGAGTGGGATCGCGTCTTCCAGCGCGACACCACCGACTTTCTCGATCGGATCGGGGCGGTGGACTGATGTCGATCACCTCGGTGTTCAACAACATCAAGGCGGCGATGGAGGTCGCCTCGAAGAAGTACGGCTTCGAGCTGCTCTCGCACGAGCTCGGCGCCGACCACCTGTCGGACGCTCAGACGGCGCCGGCGATCATCTGGGTGCCGAAGGGCGCGCAGCAGATCACGCCGATCGCCGGCCCGCGCTCGCCGACCGCGATCAAGCTGCGCCGCCCGACGACCCCGCCGGCGCCGGATATCGCCGGCGAAGCGGTGGACACCGAGCGCGTCGGATCGCCCGGGATGTACGCCAGCCGCGCCGAGGTCATCGAGGTCCACATCTGGGGCAAGGACTTCGCGGCCACCGAAGAGCTGCTCAACCACTTCGTGGCGTGCTTCCGCGTCCAGGCGACGGGCTTCGCGTTCCGGCCGATGTCGACGGACTGGACGCTGGGCCAGGAGCAGAGAAGCAAGGGGTACAACGTCTGCATCTTCACGTGCATCGTGAAGGTGCCCTTCACCTTCGAGCCGCAGCAGATCGCCGAGTACCCGCTGGGCCTCGAGGTCGACGGCGAATTCGAGTCCGCCG